ATACGCTCGATGTCTGAAAACTCAATTGTGTGAAGTTCCAAACCCATGCATACCACTCACTCTCAACTTGTAGTCACTATGATGAAGATGTTTCCAAGCACCGTATGTGGGTCACAAGACACACAAGTATTACTACCAATAGCAGTGCTAATATCACTCGCAATAGCAGTCCTTGCTGTAGAATCAGGGAAATCCTTTGGCGGATAAGGGCCAAGAATTGTTACTGACTTTGCCATCTAAATCACCGCCCTCAAGAGCGGCGACCAATCGCAAGGAAAGTTCCACCAGCGGTGTCCATACCTGCAAAGGGTGGGTTGACCGTAATAGTGGAGCCACTGAAGGTGAAGGTGTCATGAAGAGGAGCACTCACAGCAGCGTAGGTGGTTCCATTTGCAATGTCAACATGCTGAATCTTAACCTGTGCGAGTGCAGAGTTAATGATAACTGCATCAATACTTACAAGAAGACCACTCAGGTCAATACTTGTATCAGTCGCGGCGTATGAACCGGTTACAATCATTCGGTCACCAAAATAGGTAGGTCGGGTGTCAATAGTTACTGCCATTCAAATCACTCTTCTTCTGCGGACTCTGCTACGAGTTCTTCTGTCTCTGCCACTCCGTCTGGACTCATAACAGTTGCGACGAGTTCGAGTAGTGTGGACTTTGTTGCATAGCCCTTGGGCTTGATGTCATAAGTAGCGAGCCAGTTCTGAATATCCTTACGGGACCAGCCCTCATCAGGGATTCCATCATTACCGAGGTCTTCACTACGCTCTTCTGCTTCTGTAGCAGTCCAACCTTCGATGCGGAAGTTAATCTCATCAAGGCGAGGGTGGTAATGGTCGAGCCAAGCAGATGTAACATTAACTGGTCTATTCTGTTCCCAATCAGGCATCTTCGGGTCTGTGGCCCGACGCATGTGGGAACGACCGATGTAAGTCACAACAGGCATCTGTTGTCACCTTCAACCGAGTATTAGCATTGTCAAGTAACAGTTATCTGCTGCTGCTTCTGCGTGAGAGGTTACAACCAATCCGCTGAAAGTAACTGAGAATGTTTTGTCTGCTGTAGGGAAAGCGTTTCCTACGATGGTTACAATCTTGCTGATGTTACCACTCATAGTGAATGCTTCCGTTGCAGCCGCTTCAAGGTCGTATTTGACCGTGACCATGCGAAGGCTACCGTTAGCGTTTGTCGTGTTAGTGTTCTTTGCTTGGAAGCCATCCAGTGCGCCGGGGTAAGAACCCGCTGCTGCTCCACCGTCAAGCCATGCTGTTTCATCAACAGGTGTTCCTGTTCGCATATCCAAATCGAGCACTACTTCTAAATCAGTAATGTCTCCATCATCGTATGCAAAAGTCAATCCATTTTTTGTGTATTCTACTGCTGTCATTTTTCATCAACTCCGTATTGTTCTTGTTGCCTCTTTCAAGACAAGTCCCGAATACTCCCCTGTGCGCGGAAGAAAGTGGTCCACACCTCTCCCATGGTTCGATAAAGTCCTTCCTGACCGAGACGGTTGATGGCGAATGGGTCGCCTGTCTCGATACCGGACTCGAAGTATTGAGTCGGGATTGCTGTAGAGAAGTATAGGTAGTCCGTGTCGAGGAAGTAAACCCGACTGATACCGTCCTTCTCAACATCCTTCGATGGAATGATTGGGACACCGTTGTAGGTAGCGACGATGAAACCGGCTTCAATACCGGGAACACCCTTCACACCGTTGTAGGTTGGTGTAACGCGCTTCTCTTCCATGAAACGCTGCTGTGCCTGTAGCAACTGCTGTAGGCGCATTAGAGTATCATAGCCAGTGAGCATAACCTTGGGGTTGCCACCAAGTTCCCACATGCGCTGGAAGACATCATCCAACTGGTCGAGGGAGAAAGTGCGTCGGTTACCCGCTGCACGGTCAGACCCACAGTTTACTACTGCGTTAGACCATGAGTTTGCACTGCGGTCAATGCTGTAGATGTCAAGGTCATCTCCGCCACAGTGGTCAGTTCCTGCTGAGCCACCAGTTTCCATGGATGTTAGTCCACCAGAGGAACCACCGTCGTTTCCAGTGATTCGGTCAAGGGACTCGAAGTTGTTTCCTGCGACTGTCTCAGAGTCCGTTAGGAGCATCTTGTTGACCATCTCAGCATGGTGCTTACCCATCTCTTCCTTAAGGACAGAGCGGATGTCGCCAAGACCATCATCCTTGTCAGCAAGGAAGATTGCGACTTCTGACATGTCAAAAGTGTGCGCGATTGTCTTAGGCTTTGCAGCGATGTGCTGGAAGGTAGGCTTCACAGTGTCTGGTAGGGTGCCGTTCTCAGCAAGACCACCGTGTAGGACACCAGCGTTTGGCTTGTCTGTGATGACGCGCCAGCCGGAGCGGTCCCAAGGACGCTTTGGTAGGATTGAGAAAGCGTTGAACTCTTGGTTCAACTGACTCCAGACCTTGCGGCCATAGATTGCCTGATAAGTTCCTGCGGTGGAGGAGAGCATTGGGCTATCAGCCTTCAGCAACTCGCTGCCAGTGTAGGAATATCCCATTGCATTTCCGGCGCCATAGTAGTAGCGCTCCATGTCGGTAACTGTTCGAACGTAGTTTCGTGCCATTTTTCATCATCTCCGTATTTTTTTTCAATTATTCACTCGTCTCGGAAGACGCTCCCTGCGAGTTGGTGGACCTCGTCCCAAGACATGTTAGCAAGGTCAACCGTTGAAGGAACCTCGATGTTTGGGGAGGAAGCGGACTTAGCAATCGTTGAACCAGATGCGCCAATGTTGTCAATGCGCCCGTTAAGAGCCTCAAGAGCCTTCATGACCTCACCGAGAGGACCGCGAGCATCGAACTCAGCAGCAGCAGCCTTCTGGACTTCAGCATGGCTTTCATGCTGGAAGCGAGCCTCGAAGTGCTTCTCAAGGTCGCCCTTGTAAGCCTGCTCTGCGCGAGCAGCCTTGTAGACCTCGTATGCGGCTTCCAACTGGGAAGAATCCACAGCGTCAGCAGAGATGAAATCACTGCTCTTTGAAACCTTAGCACCACCGCGAGTTAGACCAGCGCGGGAAAGAGCGTTAGTGGAAGGTGAGCCACCTTCTTGAGCGCGACCCTTTACCTGAGCAGCGAAGTAAGATGCACCGTCACCGATGGCTTCCGGCGTGGAGCCGAGGTTAGCCTTAGCGACATCATCGAAGTGAGCACGAGCACCTGCCGTGTCAACACCAGCGGACTTGAGGGTATGCTCCATCCAGTTGAGGTATTCAGCAGTGATAACATCGGAGAACTCGGACTTTTCCTTGTCGTCCTTGTCTTCCTTCTCATCCTTGGCTTCATCCTTGGATTCGTCCTTTGATTCATCTTTCGACTCCTTCTGAGCAGCAGCGAGTGCCGGTGGCAACTCTCCCTTCTCCATTGAGTCCAGTCGTCCTTCGAGGCGTTCGAGGACGCTACTCATTTGTTCCATTACATCATCAGTCATTTTACTCACCTTGTTGTTATCCTTGTCTTCTTTTAGGATTCTAAATGTTGCTTCCGGGTTGATTCCCTTTTCGCAGATTGTTACTTCGTGAAGTTCGAGTTTCGAGATTTCTTGATAGGAGCCGTGTGTGTTATCGCTCTTGTTGACTCGCTTGAATGCTTGTCCTCCGATACTAAACCCACGTAGGTTTCCTTTTCGAACTTCCGCCGCTACCTCCCTTGCTTTTTCTATATCGTTTCTTAACTGGACTACAACAAACATTCCTGCGTCATCAACTTCGCTTTTCCACATTCTCCCGTTGTTGTCTGTATAATTTGGAATTACTTCTCCTACTTGAATATTGGAATGTGCGAGTTGGACATTTCTAAACTTCGGGTCTGTCATGAACTTCTTGAAGGCGTCCTTCAGAGCCGAGCGTGTAATCAAATCTCCCTGCTTGTCAACAAGTTCAACAGAGGCATATCCTGCGACGACGAGGTCAGACCCCGCCTTGAGGAGTTCAATGCCATGTTGTAGAGGTTGTCGAAGCACACTAATCCCAGCAAGGGGCCGTTCATCTATATGAACCAAACGCAGTCACCCCTCCGGTTCCTCAATCTCTGTTTCGTTGGACTGCTCTAAGATTTTGCGCTTTTTTCGGGCCGCTGGGTATTCCTCTTCAGGGTCTTCCGTAGGCCTCTCCAGCATGTCCCAATCAGGCTGTGTTTGCTCACCTTGAACCTCGGTTGGTCCACGAGGTGATTCAACACCATCACCAAAAAGACCGACACCCTGAGCGCCGGTTCGTCCAGTCATCTTTTCTTTATTGATTCGCTCAGTTAAGTCAGCAATTCGACTGAGCATGTCTGCCATCTTCTTCTGCTCTTCAGGCTTCAAGATGGTTTCATCATCATCAGAATCAATGATTCCTGCTGACTCTTCCTCAGATGCTTCGCGGTCTTTTGGGTCAGTCATGCTCCTGACACGCTCTAACTTCTTGGAAATCATGACACCTGCTACATCGTGCCAAATAGGACGAATGCTTTCAGCAAGTTGAATCGCATAGTCGGACTTCATCAGAGGAGAAAGCAGGGCTTGAGGCTCATGGACCCAATATCCATTTCGAGTCATGGTCATCTTGTAGACCACATCATCAATACCATCAAAGGAAAGAGTCATCTTCTCATCAGCCATTTCGATGTCATAATGCACAGGAATGATTGGATGTGACTTGGCAAGAAGGCTGAGAGATTCAAGGCTTGCTGGACTCTCTATACTACTACCCGCGCGTATAGTATTAGGGGTGACATCATAAATGAGGCGTCCTGAACGCTTCTTTTCCTTAACACCTGAAACCGAGACGCGAACAATATCTCCTTCTTCAAACGGTTTAGGACTCTTCACGGTCCCAACATCGAGGTATGTCTCCCCATCGAACTTCACCCCTCTGTTTCCAAGGTCATCCTCATCAACAGGCCCAGCACCAAGACGGTAGGTGAACGGACCTTTTCCGCGAACATCGAGGATTATGAGAGCGATGTCCTTGTTCCTCCTGAGCATAAACCACTTTGGGTGCCTTCTCTCTCCCTTCATGTATGTGGATTTTCCATCACGGAGTAGAAGGCGGGGGTTTTCTTCGGACAATCTCTCCACGGCTGCTTCAAGACCTCCCTCATCAGTCACAACTGTATCATCGGGAGACGGAATGTGTGCGTTCTCATACGAATCAAACTGCCCACGAAGTAATTTCAACCGTTCAGGGGTGCTTAAATCACTGACATTTGTGCCATCATAGTCAAGAATATCGAAGATGTAAATGTGGTTTGGTCGCTTAATCGCGTCAACCACGAAATCCTTCTCTGTCAACTTTTTGAGATGCTTCTTGGTCTTACCACGAATAGCGACATCATCTGCGTTTGAATCATACGCAGAAATATCATCCCCGTCACGAGTAATAATGATGCGTTGACCTTCAGGGTAAACAGAAACAACCCAATCACCAGTAAAGCCACGGAACGAATCGAGATTTTTGACGGAGAAAAGACGGTGCATTGGGAGAAGAGGAGGCGGTCTTGCCTCATCTTCTTTGTAAAGTAAGTCAGGATTCATCAGCGTCATCAGGTCTTCACTCCTCAAGATTATATCATCATTAGGCTGTTGACCCATCATGTTCGCACGAGAAATGTAATTCACAGTGCTGAGTGGTTGCCACTGTTGTTGACCCCATAAAGCAGCCTTTTCTTCACCATGTAGTTCCGCCATGATTCCTTGAGGGACACTGTGAAGCAACTCATCTTGGGTGTTGAAACCAATGACTGGTTGACCATTTTCAATTTCCCAACCAACAGGTGAGCGACCCGGATAACCGAAGTCCATGGCAGAGGTTGAACCCCACATATCCTGCACAGTGTGATGCTGCCCTGTTGTTGCTGGGCCAACGGGGAATGTGCCCCACCCTGCTTTTGTCACCGTTTTACTTGGATAGATTTGACCTTCCTCTTCCTCCCCGTGACTCACAATCAAATCATGAAGTGCTGAACGGATTCTATTTTTTGTAGCCTTGATGTTAGGATTTTTTGCGTTGCCTCTCTTTGCATTTCCATATACACTCTCTTGTCTTTGTGACATTTCGACAGGCGTCAGTGGGATGTGAGTTAGATTGTTTATCTCACTCGCTTTCTGGTCACGGCGCATGATAGAAGGTATGAATGAAAGAGGACGCTCGTAACGGTCCTTTAGTTCATTTGCCCTTTGTTTATCCTTCCCACGCTGTTGCTTTACATAGTCAGTAAAAGCGTCTTGGTGGTTTTCAATTGAAGCATCGTGAAACGCCATGCTCCCCCTTGGAGTCAAAGGGACACCAGTGCTATGCACCGCAGAATTGGTCATGACTCTTACTGGACCAATAGTTCTTGCGTGGTCAAGAAGACGTTCTATCATGTCGTTGTGATACTCATCATTTGGAAGACCGAGATTTTGAAGAACAGTAATTGGGTTACTCTCAGGAAGAACCTCGACACCAAATCGTTTTACGATATTCCCCACTCTTGCATGTGGGTCAATCATATCACCTTCAGAAGAGAAAATCTCACTCGCACTTTTTTGTTCGACTTCTTTCCCACCATATGAGTAAGTGAAAATACCATCTTGTGGGTCTGCCATTCTCAAAACTCGCCCAGCGTCTGCTAAGGCCCTTGCTGAAATACTCCAGAAACCAGTAGGGTCTTGTTCAGGGTCAGGCATCTTATCAGAAGGAACCGTGGCAAGTAATCGCTTTGCCATTTCAATGTGTGCAGCATTATCAGCAGCATCTTTCTTATCTATATGCTCAAACTCTCTAAGTCGTTGTTTGTTAGTAAACACATCACCGTATTGCTCAGAATGCTCATATTCTCGTAGGCTTTGCTCAATGGATTGGATTTCCTCGTGTCGTTCATCCATTATTTCAATGAGTTTGGGGTTTACCTCCCCTTGCTCTTTCATTTCTTCCAGTTTTCTCTCGTCTTCCTCTTGTAAAAGCATTAAACTCTCTATGTCACCTATTTTTGTTTCATAATCAAAGTCACCGGATAAATCTCTTGAGATTATACCTTGAAGACGGCCCGTAGAACTATCCGATTCTTCGGTGCCGGGGACATACAAAAAATCTTCTAAGTCGCCCCCTCCCCCTTTAAGACGCCCCATAGAACCCTTCCATTCCTTTGCATCTCTGACTTTATGGCTAAACGGATGCCGTCCTGTGTTCAGCATATTTACTGAAAGTATACCCTTTTCTTGAGGGTCATGAGGTGGCCTCATTCTACCAAGTTTTGTTGCATGTCTATGAGCGTGTCTTGACCTTCTTTTAGAATGACCAAACGGGTCGGTGGATGATTGATATGTATGAAGAGAATCACCAAGAGGACCAGATATTACATTCTTATATTCATTGGCTTTACCCCCGAACTTTTCCTTTATTTTACCCTTGCTCATTGTCCTAATGATATTTGTATAGGGAGCAGCAAAGGATGTGACACCATTACTAAACGTATTTTTTCTTGTTCTTCCTTTCGCATAGGCTTTTCCATCCCTGAAACCATGCGGTCTACTCGCATCTTTAGCACTTAACACTCCAGCCGGGTCAACATCGAGAGGCGCTCTCTTATCGTGAAACATAGGACTCAAGAAACCAGTAAGACCTGTGTGGTTTTCATTTGCTGTGAAAAAAGCATCATCGAAATCTTCATTCCCGATATGAGAAAATCCATCCTCGTCTTTCGGGTGATGACCATGCAAAAAATGAAGAAATGCAGAAGGTGACCTACCAAGCCCACCGCTCTCATGAAATGGGTCAGAAAAAAATGATGCTAATCCCTTGAGTGTTTTTCCATCATCAGTCACGTATAACCCACGCTCATTTTCAGGAACATCTGTTGCTCTATACCCGTCATGACCACGTAAATGCCTCTGTGCAGAGTTCCTTACTCTCTTGTGGTCACGAGAACGGTCAGCCAGTGAAAGAGCACGTTGGCGAACATTATTGAAATCCTCTGCGCTCATAAGAGGAGTATCAGGATGGTGGTCTTTTTTGGCCTCAAAGGGATTTAGATTTTCATCCAAACCAACAAGTTCGAGTAACTGTTTTTCATTAATCTCGTTTTCACCTCCCATTTGAGATTCTTCTAATTCCTTGTAATATGCTTCTTCGTATGAGATGTCTTCATCCTCTGCACGCCGCCTTGCGTTTGCTGCGGTTTTGTTGTTAATTCTCGGAATATACTTCAACTCATCTAAAGTGGGAGGCTCATACTCATCCTCGTCTTCATCAAACTCATCCTCGTATGTTTCTTGCATTGTCGCACTGAGTGGTCTGTGAAACTTTCTATTGAGTTCACCGAGAATAAAATCATGCATAGTTCCTCCAGTGGGATGGTTAGTTTTCTTCAACGCCTCGTAAAAAGCAGCACCGTCAAGTGCTTCTGTCGCTTTGGGAACATCCGTTTCACTTTCATAGTGAGCATTTACATTCCCACCATGTGTATTTTGACCACGGTGAAACCATTCATATTCAGAATTAACGCGTTGCTTAAGGTCACGAGCAATCCGACCAGCAGATGTATAAGTCCCATCACCGAGAGAAATCATCTGATTATCTGGATGTTTAGTATCCTTTTCATAGAGATGCTTAGCGACCATATAACGCTGCGCTGGTGTCATGAACTCTAAACCATGTCTAAAGCCGTTGTATGACATTTTCTTAGGAAAATGTATAGGTTCAGGTGCATCACGAGGGACATCCTCCCCTCTCATAAAAGCCATCTCTCTTTCAATCCGCTCTTCATCAGTTTCACCAATGTAAGGCTCAGGGTGAATCTCATCAGAAAACCAATCTTTTGCACGAGATTCAAAATGCTGTTTTCTTAACTCAAAATCCTGCTTTGCATCATCTTCAGGAAACATCTCTGATACTTTTGTTGCAGCATTAGGATTTTCAGCCTTCCAACGCTCAAAATCAGTCATGTATATACTGTGAGGTGAAATGTCATGATGGCGACCAGCAAAAGGTTGACGAGATTCATTTGTCTTTTCTTGTGCTAATTCTTCAATGGCTTGCTGACGGAATATTTTCTTAGGGTCTTGATTCAAATCAGGGTCTTCATTACCAAACAATATCTCTTTCACACTGTCATCAGTGTTCTCATAGATTTCGTTAATCCTCTGTTGAATCTTTTTTTCTGACGTTTCCTCAACTGTTCCTGAGACAAAGGGATTTTCCTGACTGATGTCATGTTTGTCTTGCGCCTTTTCGATTTCAGCGTGGATTTCGCTATTGCTTTGAGCACCGGGTTCTGAAGGGAGATAAAAACGTCTTAATGTTTCAACCCAACGGGGTTCACCAGTAATGGTATTAACACGCTTATGTGGATGAACAACTGGACTGAACGGGTGTATGTTGTGATAATGGTCGTAACCAGCCTCTCCTACAACATCAATATCCTCTGTAAAAATCTGCTCAAGAGGACGCTCAATAACTCGGTCAAACCAGTGATGCTCGCCATCATGCATCATCTCTGATACTCTTGTAAGGTGTTCATTTAACAACTGCACTTCAGAAAGTTCTGCGTCACTTCGCTTTTGTTTTTCTTTCTTTTGATAGCGTCGGCTTAATGGTTTAAATTGTCTTTGCTCCGATGGAATCTCTTCTTTCAGAATAGAGATAGTCAAGTGGTCTTCCCACGATTTAACAAAATCATCACCCTGACGGGAGATATTTAGGACCGAAAAGTAATGGTCAGCGACGGCGTTATGATAATCAATGCCGTCAACTACAGCCTTGAGAAGATTACCTCGTGTCCTTAGATAGACATCGAAAGCATCTTCTCGCACACTTCTTCACCCCAGCATGCTACGCATCTTACTGAGGATTCCGTCTACAACTTGTCGGTCGGCGCCGCCGCCCTCATGGGGATTCATCTTACCACCAAGAGTTTCTAAGTTGAATGTTTCAGATGTTGCGCCTTTGTTAGCAACATCCTCAGAATCCAGTAGGTGTTGGTTTGTGCTGTAGTGAGCGTTACGAGTTTGCCCACCACTTTCAGCAGCGAACATTACATCCTGTGGTTTGGAGTTAAAAGAAATCTGAAAGTTCGGTTGACTACCCCCTTCGGCGGACTTTGAAATATCAGGACAACATTCAGCCTGTGGTTTTCCACTTCCACAAGGACACATTCCATCAGCCTTGTATTCAGCCTTCTCTTTGAAATCAGGACAACATTTAGCCTGTGGTTTTCCACTTCCACAAGGACATACCTTCCCATCAGCCTTGTATTCACTCTTTTCAAGAAGACGCTGTGCCTTGTTAAGAAGAGCAAGTGCTTCTCTGCTTATGTTTGACGGAATTGGACGCATTTCTCAAACCACCTCTGTGCTCTTGGCTTGGTCAGCCATTTCATGAATCTCATCCCAACTCATGAGATGGATTTCTTCATTTGTGAATGAATCATTTGCCTTGAGAAGCACGCCCTCATCAGAGCGGAAAGCATCTGTTTCAACATCCTCACTCAAAGGAGTCATGGTAGCGACAAAACCCGCCTTACGAAGAAGAGATGTTGGGTTATTGATAATACGTTGAAGACGGTCATTTTCTGCCTTGAGTATACCAAGGTCGTGGTCCATGGTTTCCATCTTAGAGATGAGGGTAGACATGAGTCGCTCTGTCGCACTCTCAGGTGCGTCATCGGACATCTAATCACTCTCCGCCGGGAGTAAAGTGACCAAAGGTTCCACGGTGGACTCGCATTGGGCCACCAGTGCGTGCTGCGAGAATCATACCGGGTAGAACAGCATCACGCTGAGAGGAGTCGAACTTCTCTCCAGTCGCATTCATCTTCATGATTGGAGTAGAGATTTGAGTATCTTCACTCTTTTCTGCCTTCACAATTTCCATGTGAATGTCTTCAGAAAGGTAACCAGCGAACTTTCTAATCTCATTCAAGTGGTCTTGTGCAGCGGTCGCGTTTCCTGTTTCGAGTGCCTTATTGAAGGCTTCAGTGTGAACGCCTAACTTGCGTGCCATAGGGTGCATTTTCTTGAGGTCCATGTGAATCCCGCTTCTCCGTAGGTATGGTGTATTAAAAGAGATTACGCTCCGCGAGGTCTTCGCGCATTCTGCATTGCGTCACTATTCAACTGTCCTTGGGTGGGGGGAGGACCACGTTGTTGAACGCTTGTAATAGGTGAACCTGCTCCGGGTGTGCCACGTTGCTGAGGTCTTGCGGGGCTTCTCGGTGTGCGTATTCCTTGCCCTTCACCACCCGGTTGTGATGGAGGCATCATTCCACCGGGAGGCCCACCTCTCATTGGCATTCCACCGGGAGGCCCACCTCTCATTGGCATTCCGCCGGGAGGCATTCCGCCGGGAGGCATTCCGCCGGGAGGCATTCCGCCGGGAGGCATTCCGCCGGGAGGTTGTGCTCCTTCCTCTTGCTGACGATATACGAAGCGGATGTCTCGGTCACCCTCTTCCAAGAGTTCAGGTTGATAACCCAGCATCTGCATTCTCTGTGCCAAGTTTACTTCCATCTCATCACGACGGAGTCGAGTAATTTCATCCTCTTCTTCATTTGGATATAACGTCAATTTCCAATCAGTAATACTCATTTCCTTAAGCAAACGAGGGAATAGATTCTCTGTGTAGACCTTCTGACCAAACTCAACAGCACGATTAGTTACAAGAATCTGCAAACCTTCGTTGTTAAGTCCACCAGATTTACCGTTGTCAATCATAAAGATGCTCGATACACCATAGAATGCAGCGATACGATTTCTAATCTCATCACGGACAGAGATATACTGCATCTCTTCAAGTGTATCCATGAACTTGACCCAGTTCACAGCACCTCGTCCTGATTGAGATTCGATACCGACTTTAGGAATGTAATGCGGGTCACGCTCCATTTTCTCATCAACGCCCTTCCAAAAGGACTTCATGGACTCAAGATTATCCGTTGTGACAGAAATGATACCCTTCGGAATCCGCCTCTTCTGATAGGCTGTATACATGTAATTGTCCATTGCAGTAAGCGTCATTGCCTGACGCCACATGGTATTAACTGGAGCAGTTCCATACAATTTAGATGGATTATACTTACTAATATGGATAACTTCACCCTTCGTGTAATACTGATTCTTTCCAGAGCCTGACATGTTCACGTAGTGAGCGTCAACAAGACGGGAGCCGCATACTTGACATGCTGGCTCTTGGCCGGGATAAGCAACTTGGTCACGATGAATACGACAAATCTTGTATCGCCCACCGCGAACACCACGCTTATCGGCAATAATACGCATGAATATCGGGTCACCACGGATAATTTGCTTCACTCGGAAGAACTGAACATCACCCGACTCAGGGTCTACATAATATTCCTTGATAAGAATCAAAAATGCATCATCTACAATGTTGAGGTCGCGCTCGACTTCAAACAATACTTCCATGAAACTCTGCTCCATGGCATTCTGTTCTTCGAGTAACCAACGACCATAAATGACCTGTTCAGGGTCCGGGTCGCGAACCTCTCCACCGCAGGTCTTACACATTTCAACTTCATGTTGGTATTCTTCCCCACACTCAGTGCACTTCTTGCGGAACTTCTTCTCCCAATAGTATCCTCTTCTGAAAACCTCTTGACTTAACTTAGATAAGACAGTTCTAAGAATTAGGTTCTCATTTGAAACGGCAAATAAAGCAGGAATAGTGATACCTTGTGCGAGAACAGGCTCTTGGATACCTGTCGTATAGAGAGGCATCTGAGGTTCAGGAGTTGTGCGACGCCTGAATGGACTGGCGAGAGCCGACAAGAATCGGCCAACTGGACTTCGGTCACCTTCTGCCATCACAGACCCTCCTCATACTTACCAATTGTATTAGCATCAATACCCCAGCCCTCAAGTAATTCAGTGGCCTTTCGAGCATCATCCTTCCAGTTATTGTATCTCACGACACGCTTTATCTCTTCCTTCCGAACCTTGTCGTCTTCATCTATGAAGGCGAGCACAGCCTTCGCCTGAACATCCTTCATGCGTAAGTGAGGAAGCACTCCCGTTAGGAGTTTGCGGATGTCAGCCTTTGAATAGAACTGAAGCCGGTGCTGACTCCTCTGAGAGTCCTTGTAGACCTTATTATCAAGTTGAAGAATACCACAACCCAGTGTTTTATGGAGATTCTCACAGTGAACTCTACCCCTATCACCAGTAGCAATGAATCCAGCACGAGGCTCACCACGACCAGTGATTGTGATATAACCGTCTGCATCAAGGAACCCAGCACTGTATGCCCATGGGTCTTTGAGAACAAGGCCCTCAGAGTCGAGAACAACGTAAGTGCCACGCTTTGCGCCCTTAATGATGTCAACTTCTTCACCATACATATTGAGAAGTCGGGCCAATTTCTTATCAGTGAATGATTTTTTCATCATACCTGCTTCACTTAGATTTCTACGAATCTCAGTGGACTTCATCGGACCTCTTTCATTTAGTTGTGAAGCGGCAAAAGAAAGGAAATCCTGCTCATGCTTAGTGAGGGCATCAATCTGATGTAGGCTATTTTTCCACATCTTCTTCGCATCACTTCTCGTAGACATGGCTGTAGCCCATGCACGTTGCTCTTCTTCTCCCCACACATCCTCGAACTCATCGAGCATTTTGAGAGCAGTTTCTGCACTTTTCCACATATTACACGCCTGCTGAAGAGATACTGAGCGGCTTTCCCCGAACTTGCGTAAACTCTTGAGGTCACGGTCACTAAGTCCTAATTGTTTGATGACATTAGCATTCTCAGCACCCCAAGTCAGTGAATTGATTGTTACTTCAGTTTCTAACGCTTTCATGACACGTATGTCAGAAATAATGGCATCAATTTCATCACGACTATCCTTATTTCGTCTACGCATCTTTCGCAATCTTTTCACAAGGTCACCGGCAGAACAGCCTAACTTAGCCTCAAACCAACCATCACCATTAGCAAAAAGGTTCTCACTCGGCTCAGCCTTAATGATTACTTCAGGAACTTCGACCTCAAACGACTCTATGAGTGCAGACCCCCACATGATTTGACCTCACAAGTGACCTCTATTTAACGTCCACTATGTCTTCCCGCAGCCTTGAGTAAACGCCAAGCCAAATCCATCGCTTCTCCGGTTTGCACACGCCCTGTCATTCGGTCAGAGAAGAACTTAGAAGGGTCATCGCGACGAAGTTCAGCAAGGCTTTCTTGCCCACGCGCGACCTGACGACGATGTTTTTCCATTTGTCGCATCAAACGCATGAAGTTCTCACGCTCGGTAGGGTCATATTCACTGGGATTTTGTCGCATATCCATAAAATCAGGAGATTGAAGTCCCTCATCATAGAGAGAGGTTGGCATCTGCTCGTCTCCGGGTGAGAGAGCCTGAGCAGCCTGAGTAGCCACTTCGCGTCCCGGTGTTTCCTGACCTAACATATTTGCAGTTGATTGGAAGCGACGGGCAGTCGGGAAATCACGAGCACCGCGTAGTGACTCGGCTTCTTGTTGGAGTTCTTCGATACTGGCCTTCTTCTTAGTATCAGGGTCAGCCTCTCGCTCAGGTTTCTTACCACCGGGCTTACCCACTGAGATAACAACGACCATGCCCTTGGGCTTCTTGCCAACTTTTTCCTCTTTCATGGAATCACCCAACCGTCCTTCTTAACCCCACCATTCATGTAGTCATCGAAACCGGGAAGGTAGTCATCAAGGAGCATGATTGAACCACGGAACTCTTTGGTTCCCCAGTTAGCAAGAGCGAGAGCCATTGCCAAGTCGTCATGCGTTCCCACACTCTCAAGCCTCCCATTTTTCTGCATACCGAAACGATTCAATTCTTCTTCCAACTTGTGAGTGAACGTCTTACTTCTCTCGTCTCCATACGGCGTGCGTATCTGCCCTTGTTCAAAAGCCAGCAGCAGGGACATGAAGAGGCTTTCCTTTCTTGTCTTAGTTGTCATAAAGGTTCGAATCGGAATATCGTCACGTATTTCTTTCAACTCCATGGCGAACATTCGCTGGAAATTGTTACCCTCAAGTTCAATGAGGTCAGGTTTGAACTTGTTATTGAGAATAATGATTTGACGCTTCTGAGCCATCGAAGACATTCCTTTCTCGTGAATGATGTTGACAATCTGTTTCTCGTTTTCACCGGGTGGAGTGCGAAGAGTAAGCATGGCTGTAAAGTCAGCATTCTTATCAGAAGCAATCGCTGTATCCCAGCCAATGAAATGCTGACCGAACACACCGGCAGGCTCCCCGTCTTCGTTGTATTCCATTTCTGCCCGGTCAAGAAGAACAAGATTCGTGTCACGTGCTCTCTCAAGAATATCCGACGGGAACATACTGGCAACGTCGTGAATTGGTTCACACAGATACTCACGAGTAAACTGAATTGCTGGCATAGACCGGCGACGCTCTTCGAGTGAATCTAAGTCCCAACGCTCAGGCCACAATGCTATACCTTCAGCATTAATCGCAGGATATGTTTCAACAACGAACGTGTCCTTCTGTTCAAGTTCCGCATACAGGTCATTGTATGAGAACGGAGTTCCGACCATCATTAGACGCGCACTATGGTGAAGAACAGGGAGCAGAACACCGTAGAACCAATCGGCTGCTCGCTGTAACTCTCCACCTGTTGTGCCCCACAGAATATCGTCACACACAACCACATCAGGATGGAAACCACGAGTTGCTCCACCGACCGACTTTGCCATGATACGACTACCGTTTGTGAACTCAAAATAGGACTTAGCCCACGGTTTACCGGTAGGTCGAAGATGACGAAGGCAAGGAGTGGTGTCAATACAATTTCGAATGAAACGCATATGTTCGAGGGTCTGCTCCAATGAGTGAGAGAACACCATGATGTGTTTCTTAGGATTAAATGCAGCAATCCACAACGCATAGGCCATGAATAGAGTGGATTTACCATGGTCACGAGATGCTTTCACGCAATAGTAGCGGTTGTGTGTCAAACCTTCATCCCACAGTTGGTGGTGATGTGAGTAATGAAAACCAAGAATTGACTCAAAGAAAAAACGGAATGAGCGAGAAGCCATCTTCCCATCCATATCAATGATGAGTTGCTTGGTCTGTGCGTTATCATCTAACACCAATGAAAGACCTCCTGTTACCTTTACCAAAAGCACCTCGTAAATGTTTTATTTTGTCTTCAGAAACTGAACCAAAATCAGACGGGCTACCCATCTTGGACGAATCTTGATGACCTGCCTCATCCCAGTTTATATCCCCCCAAGGATTATTATCATCATACATTCCACTATCAGGTCCAAAAGCCTCACTAAGTGGACCGGTATTAACAGTCGGTTCTGCTACTGGAGGATAAGCCAAGTTATGAATGGTTTCAGTAGGGTCATAAAGTGTGCCTTGTGTTGTGTTTTCACCTGTATTTTCGTTGTGCCCATCCGCCGAGTAGGAGGTCGAGGAAGAAACCCCGACGGATGGACGTTTTATCATGGATGCTCTCATACCTGCTCTTTGCAACGCTGGGCTGAGTTGTTGGTGAGTAAGATAACCTTGGGTTCCTGCGCTCCCAAGTGCACTGATGAGGTCTGTGCCTGATTCATTGGCTCTTTGAAGTGCCAGCAAACCAGCAAGACCACCAAAGGCACCGGCTGCGATTTTACCAGCAAGCGCACCTCGTCCAGTTCTTCGAAGTGCCTCATTGAATGCTTGCTGAGTATTTGAAGAACGCTGTGCATGACCACGTGCTAAACGCTCTTGATAAGGCATTTTTTTGTCATATCTTGCTTGTGCCCTTTGCGCCCATCCCCTTTGCTCTTCAAGAGTTCTTCCACTAAGAGTAGTAGGAGCACCAAGTGCAGCGAGTCGCTGCGCATCTTTATCTTTTGTAGGTTCAAGACCAAGTTCTCCACTTTGTGTAATAAATGACTCATGAGGCTTCAAACGGTCAGGACCGGGTTGGTATCTTAAATTGGAACTACTTTCACCCACACTCAGAGGGACTTGAAACGGTCCTATCTGTGTGAACACATCCTGCTTTAATACGAGAACTGGCTTCATCAGACACCCCCCATACTTACCTTAACCATCTTGACCACATCAAGCGGGACATCTAACTTTTCCGAAATCCTGTTCCAGTCACCAGAAGTATGAGCAATGGTTCTCACATCAAGAGATGTAAGCCCTAAGCCCTTCGCGATTCTATGGATTCCACGCTCATCAGAAATATCAACCTCACGAACAGGAGCGTGCTTCATGATGCTTGTATCCATCCGAGCCTCATCTTTCTGCATCTCTTCCATCGCCTTCATCAAACGGTCAGTCATTGGGAGTGACTCATCGAGGCTACGAAGATACTGGGACAAAAGTTGCTGACGAGGGTCACCTGCTGTTTGCTGGAATAACCGTTCTTGTGGTGTGAGAGTTGCTCCAGTTCCAATTGGAACTCTTGCTCCAATTTCTTGCATAACACTACGAAGTTCAGCGGGTGATGCTTGTCCCAACGCTGTTCTTGCCTCCATAAGTTCAGGACTCTGCGGTCTAAACGGCTGCTGCACAGCCACTTGTCCCCGACGAGGCGTCTGAGTCGAAAGTGCAGGTGATTCAGGGGCTTGGATAGCAGGAGTTCCCTCCTCCTCTCTCGTGGTTGCTCTCCCACTTCCAGTCATTCTTGTTGGGAGTTTTTCGTGGTCCTCGTGATGACGAGCATACGATGGTAGGCTACCCATTGGAACTTCAGAATAACCAGCGATGTTTTGTGCATACATCGGTTGTGTAGGAATCATCTCAGGTGGTGGGATTTCACGTTGTGGTTGGTGACCAAAACCCATTGCGACCAACGAAGCAATCCCTTCCAAAGCGGTGCGACGGTGTTCAAGATTTTCGTCTCCAGATTCAGGATTAAGGCGGAATCTTCTAAGAATCTCAGGGTCATCAATCTGAAGATTGCGAAGATTGGATACACCCTGTTCATCAACACCAGCCATCATCAACTTAGTAGCCAACTTTGCAGCATTAGCGTGAGTGTGCTCTTTAATCCTCGACCCATCACTAAGAGAAACATGAGGCCCATGACTCACATACTGTTTCATTTGTGCATAATCAAGGCTATCTTCAGGAGCACCCAAATTATCCATCATAAATTGAAACAATTCACGACCAGAAGAGTTCTTTGCATCAATGCGACCGAAGAGATAAGTAAAAGCCGGTGTAATAGCAAGTTCACGAGACATAGCATCGAGATATTTTGGATTTTGTAACGCTTGTGCGAAAGGAATAAGAGTGTAATCACCAGCAGCAGTTCCATTAACTTCTTCTTGCGTCTTGTTTTTATTCAATGGAACTTGGAAATCAGGAACTCTATTTGGGTCAATTTGACTAAACGCCTCAAGAATATGTTTTCTTGCATTTTCAATAGCCGTTGATGGCGGTCTACCTGTGCCTGCTTTTTTGTAAAAGAATGCATCAGGAAGATGATGGAGCATTTCCCATGCATAGACATTGTCCATCACCTTTTCACTTTGCACACCTTCAGGCATAAACTTCGCATGAGCAGTCGGTATTGTTGCACCGGGTCCAAGTCCTTGGCCCTGCTTTGCGCCTTTCATTCTGTAAGCGGATGGATGAAGATAACGAGGTGTGATGTATGGATATTTAATCCACTCAGGGGCTTGGTTGATGTCAAAACCTTTCAAACCCAACTTCTCTATGAGAATCTGACCGAGTTCTTTGTGCATTGGATTTGCACCTGATTCGATGTGCATACCAGCAGGGCTTTTTTCATGACCACTGTTGGTGAAATAAGTTACTGGATTCCCACCAGCACCTTTAGTGCGCTCAGCGTAATCCCTTGAAAAAGGCGCTGAGTTGATTTTACGCCAAGCAGTTGCGTCAGCATCGGGAAGATGCATTCGCTCATCCGGGTGATTTTGGTTGAACTTATCTATCGAAGCCTGAACAAGACCCATTGCTTGCATTGGGTCTTCCCCGAACTTTTCTAACATCTTAGCAGTTTCATGAATAATGCCATCAATTGGATGGAGATGTAGATACTCCTTACCCTCAAACTCATGTGCGAACTCTGCGTGCCCAAACTGCCCCTTTCGAGGTTTCACCGGAAGCAACTTCCCTACACCGTTGTGACCTTCAGATTCAGCAATCAAGTGTGGGTCCGCTGAACCCATGTGAGCAAACGCTGGTGCATCAGGGAAGTTTTTGTCAGGATGAAACGCTTCAGGGGGAGGGTGTCGAAGTAAGTGTGCCTGCCCTTGACCGGGTAAGTGAGCGTAAACTCCGTCACCCTTCATGATGAGTTTAGGGACACTCATCGGTTGGGGAAGGAATGCGATAATCATGAGCGGTTACTCCCCCGCGCATTGATGACCTGTGCGGGGTCTGCACCATACATCTTCGCTTCAGCCTCTTCATTCTCAGTTCCTCCCTGCGGTTTACTTGTTTGGTTCGCAGAATTGGAGGGGTGATTTGGAAGATTGGAAGCAGCGCCGGAGGTATCTGGAGTGCCCATTCCCTTGCGCTTCTTGTCCTTGTCGCGAGCATCGCGTAGAGCCTCACGAAGTTCTCGGACAAGGATTCGCATTTGTCCTACATCGCTTCTGGACTTCATGAGGTCAGAGTGAGCGACATCATCTTCACTCATTGTTACTATGCTTGGCATTTTGGGTTTGTTGAGATGGGGCTTACGAACACCCTTTGGTGGTTGAATACGAGGAGCGCGAACAGGGTGGAGGCGAGGCTTTTGTGGATGTGGAATGTTACGAAGTGATGGGCGACCGAAACGACGGTGTTCACCCGAAGGAGTGCGGACATTTCCAAGACGCTTCTGAGCCTCTTGAGTTGCCATGTAGTCGAGATACTGTTGAGGGTCTTTCGACTTCGGTTGCTTACTCGCAATACCACGATGAGACATCTCAACAGAAAGTTCAGCCTCATTCAATCCAGTGTGTCTCCCGACGGGTAGATTTCGACTGATGATTTTAGCACGAGCAGGAGTCATAGGTCTTCCACCAAACCCACCTTTGGGTCGGTCAAACGCACCAGTAGACGGACGGAACTTCTTACTCTCTTCGTCCTTGTCCTTCTTTTCCTTCATTCGCTTGGACTTCAACAACTCAGACCAAGCGCGGTCCATTGGTTCACTCTTTTGCTCTCCATTCTTTTGAGCCTGATATGCAGCAAACTGGTGAGCATCCATGAATTGCCCATTAACATAGTAAGTGCCCGGATAAGGACCGGGTTCAATCTTATCTTCTTGAACAGGTTGAGGTTCAGGAGTAGGTTCAGGAGTAGGTTCAGGAGTAGGTTCAGGAAGAGGGGCGGTGCTTTCAGCCGTTCTATCATATGGGACACTACCAGTGTTATGTGCAAAGGTAGCCAAGTCAGCCATGTAATCACCAACCTCAACAGCATGGGCTACGGTCGGGTAGTATTGAGCAGCGAGATTATCTTCAATATTTGAAGGTCGGAGATTAGCAAACCTCAAGTTTTCTCTAAGATGTTGAGTGGACGGTCTGCTGTCTACTTTTCTTTCACCGGGATACCCTCGAAATGGCTTTTCTACTGCAACGGTTTGACTGGGTGGCATAAAATTAGCAACCCCACCCCTATGCAATCTCTTAGGTGGAATATTCGCAACCCCACCCCATTCTGCTATCAGTTTCCTCATAGCAGGAAGTTGCTCTCTTTGAGCAGAGGTAAGAAGCGCCTCATTGAGATTCGCCATTACTGGAATGTGTGTTCTATTTCTACGTTGAATATCGGCATGAATATCTCGCTCAGTTTCTGCACGTGTTTTACCAGTGTGTGTCGCATGATGAACTCCAGCAGGTAGTCCTTTGGGCTTGGATGGAGGGGCTTTCACCAACACATCGCCGATAAACATCGGCTCGCTTGCATTTTTTTGTTGAAACTGGGAGTCGAACGGGCGGGTCGGGCGGAAGCGGACAGGGAGCATTGGGGGTGGTAGAGGTTGTGAAAAAATCTCATGCGGACCCCCAATTCTTCTCATGTATTCCTCCATGCTCTCATTATCATTCATTGGTGGCAAACCTGAATTGTCTTCTTGCTTCAACAAGTCAGACCAAGCATGCTCCATCGGCTCGCTTTTTGGAGCAAAATAATACGGCGAAAAAGGATGTGGACCTTGTGGAGATTCTACATGGTCAAAGAGGCCCTTCTCCCTTCCTTCATGCTCCATCTCCATTTCACGTAATATCCGCTCATGTTGAGAAACATCCTCGCCTAAATAATGTTGTAAAAACTTCTTATCATATTCATTCAACCAAGATTCATCTTCTGTTCCCAAAAAATCTCCTATATCCCCATATCTATCAAAGATATTATCCAAAGTGGAAGTAGGAATATGTTGGTGGGGGCGGTTCCCTACTTCTACTTCTTGGCGATATTCGACATTGCTATACCTTCCTGTTCCTTTCAGATTACCTTCTTCATCAAATATTTCACTTTCAATATCCTTAAGCAATCGCCATGAAAGGTCCATCGGCTCACCGGTAGCAACCATGTGTCCATGAGCAGCGCCCGGACCTTTTGCTCCTGTAGCAAGGCTCGTTAGGAAACCACCAGTCCCCATAGGATTTGTTTGAAGGCCGACTTCACGGTCAGCGTCTAACTTTGTTGAATCATCAAGCCCTTCTTCCTCTTCTTCATCGTCATGCATTGCGCTAAGATGATGGCGGCGAACCTTGATGTGACGGATTCCACGGTCCTCCTCTTCTTCTTTCTCCTTCTTAGCCTGACGTTTGTCGAGTTTACTCTCACTATCACGCGGGTCTTCAGTGCCAGTCCGAGTCCGCTCATCTTCGTGATTCTCGCGGAACATATGCGAGGACTCAGACCGGGGGGCATACATCCGCGTATCAGAGGAGCGGCCCATCATTCCTTCAGTCATTCACACTCACCTCCCATCAAAACAGCGGCATATTCCTTTAATCGGAGGGGCACTCGGTTGTAGAACCTTCTGACGAATAGGTCATTCGGGAACGCCTTTGTCATATCAATGAATATCTCGGATAACACAGAAAGTGAATTATTCAAAACTACACGTGTGGGGAACACCTTTTCAGGCTCATCACACTCTGCGAGTGTCTGAAATGATTCGCAAAGAACAGCAAACATATCCATAGGAACAACGATGTCACCATAGAAATTAAAACGCTCAACAAGGCAACGTGCGAAATCTAAGAGTGAAGGTATTTCATCATAGGATATTTTAATGTCAGTAGATGCAACTCTAAAACCGGGATGTGCAATCTGAAGAAGGTCAGGGATAGGCACTGCAATCATTCAATATCACCTACCTGTTCAATCAACTTCTCACGCACACGCATCCAAGTTTCGGGACTCTCTTTACTGAGTTCCACTTTGAGGATATTGATGGTATTATGTGTCTGACCATTTTCAGAAGTAGCACCCCATTCACCTTGGAACTTCAATAAGTCCTTGATGGATTCTCTTACTTCTTTGTGCAAGGACACTGCGTCTCGAATGAATCCATCTTCGTGGACACTCCCTTCATTGAGCAATTCAGACAACTTATGATTGAGGTGTTCGACATTCCCACGTAATACATCAATTTCACTTCCAACGACCAAGGCTACCTCTGTAGCAGCACTGCGTTGCACTAATGGTTGAAAATGGTGTCGCATGTGGTGATACACTGTGTTCTCAGATACACCGAGTTCATTTGCAATCGCATCGGACTCAGACCCATCAGCGAAATATCGTCCCTCAAACTCAGAGCGTTCGGGGTGAGCACAAATCTTACATTGAGGGTTTGCGGCCATGTGATACTTCCCCATGTGATTACGATAATGTCGGTCAGTCGTATTAGGGCGCCAACCCATATCTTGGTCCAACTGACGAGATGAGATTTCCCCTTGCCGGAGCGCTTCTTCTAACTCATCTCGGCTTGGATGTTGACATAGCGCACAAGAGCGCTTAGTCACACGCTCCGCTGCATCCATACTGCTCTTAAGGCAGCATCGAACATAACGGTTTTGAATGGTAGGTAGATGGGAGGTCATGCCTCGGCGACTTCAACGAATACCCCGTGAACTCGCAAGTGCTGCCTCTGATGTTGTAAAAAACAAACGTGTTACCAAAGTAGAATATGCTCGGCGTCTCTCGATTTGTGATACTTGCCCATTACTCATGAAGAAAGCAGGGCTATGCCGTTCATGTGGTTGTGTGATGCGTATTAAAGCAGCATTACCGAGTATGGAATGCCCAAAAGGAAAATGGTCAACCACGAGTCAAACGTGAGTAAAGAGTTCCAAGCATCATGGATGCTCCAAATATTCCAATAAGAGCAAGGCTCACATCTGTGGAAGATAGAGTTTGACCCTTGAACAACAAAAGAGCGAAGAATGTGACAATCATACTGATGAATTGCACCATAATCATGTCTGTAATCACAGACCTTGTAGGTGAAAACACATCAATACTGGAACTTGTTAATCCCCTCATTGGGATTTCAATAGCATCTCTTGGTGTAGGTATCATATCAATCACTTAGGTAAACCCATGAAGGAGCGTGCGACACTTCCGATGCCCCCTCCGACCTTCTCCATCATCCCCTCATCAGCAAGTGCGGCTTGAAGCGCACCTCCCATCATGGATTGTTGAGACATTGCTATAATTTGCTGGCGTTGCATCTCAGCCTGTTGAACAGTTTGTGCGCTGTTCGCAACCATTTGATTGAGAAGGATACCGACATTCTCGGCACTTAACGTCTTAAGATTATCAGGAAGGCTTGCTTGGTCTAACTTCATCCCACCTTCTTCTTCATCAATTGCAAAAGTAGCATCCTTGAGAACAGTAAGAAGAGAAAGCGTCGTTGTGGCTGCTACAATCTCAATTAACATCCCAAGTCCTCCATCCTTGATGAAACGATGAAGAGGATTCTGTGAAACGAGTAGCGCGTTAAGTATCTCCAACTCACTTGGGGGTGCAACGGGTTGCTGCACAAATTGTTGCTGTTGTGGGGTCATTCCCATACCACCCATCATACCACCCATCATGGGGTTTGGTTGCATAGCAGGTTGGGCAAAACCAAAGGACTGCTGTCCAGCCACAGGTGCGCCAGTGGCCGAGAGATTCAATGAGCCGGGTTGCGCCGGTTGCGTGTTAAAGCCGAACATCTACTGACCCCCAAGAGGTTGACTCGAATCAATGTTCTGTTGAGATACAAGGTCTTGAAACGCCTGAGTTGGTTGATTCATCGCTTCAAGTTCGGCTTGGAAGATACGAAGGTCGAATACAATCATTGTAACGTCATTAACATTGGTCACTGGATTCTTGTAATGGAGAATACTAATGCCTTTTGTCTTACCAGCATCTCTTTCAAGTTCAGCAAAGAACGGTTCGTATTTCTGTAGCATTGCTGGTTGAGGGTCTTTCTTTGTTACAGAGGCGACAGGCACAGTGACAATAGAAACACCACGCTTGACCTTGTCGCGAAGACGATTTGGGTTCATCTCATTCTGTTTATCTTCTTCTGTCTCCCACTTCTTAAGAAGATGAAAAAGATGTAGGTGTTCAGGACAATAAGTGCCTCTCATTTTACTACCACTTGTGACTTTATCCTGTGCAATAAATGCCTCAGCCTGACCAGTTACTGGATTCTGCCAATACATCTCCCATAAACTACGACCTGTATCTTCGTCACATATTCGCATGTAGAGATTGTCATGCTTAATCATTTCACCACAATTACATCCATCTACAACACATACACCGGTGTCTTTGTTGTAACGATATTTGTTACCAGCCCAACGAAGAGGACTGAAAATAGAGCGTTTTGCAGGGGCGAGTAATTTGTAGGCTTGTTTTATGTCCTTACGTCGAGCCTTTCGACCATCAGAATGACGGCTTGGGTAAAAATTGACTTTAGGAACTTCGATGTTCTGCACCTCTGCAACTTCTCGCATTGCTTGTTGAGCGGTCACCATTTCAGCAAGAGCGGCTTGAGTCAACTGCTCATTACCTTGAGCGGCAAGCATAGAAAGATGCGCTTCATTGACACTTGCCAAAGACACTTGTTCATTTTGTCGCATCATCATAGGAATCACTCCTTCTTGGGCGTTACAACAAGCCGCATCTCACCGTCTTCAACTTGAAGTGCCCAATTAACTTCGTCACCGGGAGTGAGAGAAAAATGCTCCACAACCCATTGAGGAACAGTGGTGCGTAAACTACGACTTGTCCCACCTGTAGAGACAAGACGCGTGCTGACCATGCTTTCCCCACTCTCCTGTTCCACATAAAGGTCACTCAAAGGGTCAATAGGTCCAACATCGTCTTTTCTACGTTCCAACCAATACGTGTAGCCATGAATGACCGCTTAGTTGGAATACCTGCTTTTTGTAAACGAATTAAGTCGTCACGGAATGGGTCGAATATCTTATGCTCAGCGATTCGACCATCTTTCCACAACTTAGATGCGGTTTCATCAAAAAAGCGGTCAGCCTTATTTGCAACGAGCATGATGATACGAGGGTGGTAACGACGACCTTTCAATCGTGACCAAATAGAGCGGTAACGATAATCGCGAGCAATAACTCTGTCAACAAGAAAGCGAAATCCAGCAATTTGCTCTCCAGCGTCTTCACCTTTGAACGCACGGTCATCGAACATATATACTACAGCCTCGACACCACGTGTTACCATATCTTCTACCCAAAGATTCCAAAATCGCGTATCACCGCCAATGTCAGAAGAAAACACAAGACGGCGCTCATTATTCCATGAAAGTCGTTTTCGTGTAGGTTTAGGCATCCTGAAGTTCCCTAATTTGAGAATACGACTATGACTTGTGCGCTCTTCTATTTCTTCCATCTCACCCGGTGTAGTCATGTATCTGTCAAGGGTTGTTTTCCCAACCATCGGAGTGCCGTAGATTCCGACTTTACGAGGACGATAAGTATGGTAAAGCATCTGCCCCCACATCGCCGCACCAACCAGTGCGGTTCCAGTTGGGTCAGGCATATGTTACCACCATTTTATCCAATTAGCAAAATCTACAAGTTTGCCAGCAGCCCAATCAGCAGTGTTTTCCCAAAGGCTAAACTCAGGATTATGAAACTCGAAACCACTAACTACTAAGGCAGTAATAGCGGATGCAACTATGGTCTTTAGCCAACCCCAAGTGCGTTCATAAGTCGTATCTACGGTGTTCGCGATATGCATCGCTCGGAGGGTTTCCTCCGTGGC